CCCCGCAGAGATGTTTGTGCAAAATTAGAATAGGGGGTAGTAAAGAAAAAAGCATGAAGATAACAGAGATTAAGCCTAATGAAAGCAACCCGCGTTTTATCGCTGATGCGAAGTTTGAAAAGCTAAAAGCAAGCATTGAGAACTTCCCTCAGATGATGGCGCTTCGCCCTATTGTAGTCGATGCAGATAATGTCATCCTCGGTGGCAATATGCGCTTTCGTGCTTTGCAGGATTTAGGCTATAAGAAAGTGCCTGATGAATGGGTAAAAAAGGCAGACGATCTTACAGATGAGCAAAAGCGCGAGTTTATCATTAAAGATAATTCAGGTTTTGGGGCGTGGGATTGGGATGTATTGGCGAATGAATGGGGTGCAGATGAGCTTGCAGAATGGGGCTTGGATATGCAGGAGGAATGGGGGGAAGATGAACAACACTTAGACGCTGAGGAAGACGACTATCAAGAGCCTGCTAATATGCAGGTTGATATTGTGCTTGGTGATCTTATTGAGATTGGGGAGCATCGGTTGCTGTGTGGGGATAGTACTGATTCTGATCAAGTGGCTAAATTGATGAATGGAGAGAAGGCTGATATGGTTTTTACTGACCCGCCTTATGGTGTTAATTATCAATCAAATTGGAGAAACAATAAAAGTGAAAGCAAATTTGATATTCTTGAAAATGATAATACTTTTCTTGATTTTAAAGCTAATTTAATTTTATATACAAAAGAAAGTTCAGCTTGGTTTATATGGACTTCACATCAAGTATATCCAATATGGAGAGAAATGTATAAAGATTATTATCTTAATACTATTATTTGGAATAAAGGTAAAATGGGTATGGGTGATTTAAGTAGTTATGGTAATAATTATGAAATGGCTTTATTTTGTTCACAAGGTAAACCTAAATTAAAAGGAGAGAGAAAAAAAGCAATATGGGAAATAAATGTTGAAGCAGGTTCAGAATATAAACACCCTACACAAAAGCCTGTTACTCTTGCTGCATTTGCAATACCAGATTTTATAAATCAAAATGAATTAGTTTTAGATTTATTCTTAGGCTCAGGCTCAACAATGATAGCATCACACCAACTAAACCGCAAGTGCTATGGAATAGAACTCGACCCCAAATACTGCCAAGTAATAATAGACCGAATGCATAAGCTCGATTCTGACTTGCCAATAAAAATTAACGGCAAGGACTACACTCCACCAAAACAAGGCTAATAATGGCATACAAAAAAGCAGAACTAGAAAAATAAGAGCAAATGAGAGGACGTAAACCATTGCCGACAGAGATTAAAAAGAAAAAAGGCACCTTGCAGAAATGCAGAACGCTTCAGGATGAGGTGCAGCCTGATTTAGTGAGTGAAACACCTGTAGCTCCTGTATGGCTTAGTGAAATAGGCAAGCAAGAATGGGACAGGGTTATTGACTATCTAATAAGCAATAACTTATTAGCAAGCTGTGACTTGTCAATTGTAGCAATTTACTGCAATGAGGTGTCTGTTTACATTGAAAGTGAGCAACAATTACGGCAAAACTCAAGGATGATCGCGTATAAAGATGAAAAAGGCAAGGTAAAACACGCTCAACAAGTGCCATTACAGATAATCGCGCGTAAATCACTTGAATCTGCAATGAAGATTGCTGCTGAGTTCGGTTTTACACCTTCGTCACGCACTAGGATTGGCACACAAGGGCAGAACACCTCAGATCAAGACCCATTTACGAAAATATTAGAGCTTAAGAAGCAGAGGGCAGCAAAAAAAGCGAATGCAAGCGGATGACAATAATAAAAAAGCCCTTGAGTACATTGAAGCAGTAAAAAAGGGCAAAATTCTTGTTTGCAAGTGGGTGAAACTCGCCGTGCAACGTCATCTCAATGACTTAAAAGCATCGAAAACAAGTAAATTCGATTATTATTTTGATGAATCAGCAGCAGCTGACGCTTTAGACTTCTTTGTAGCCTTCAAACATGCAAAAGGTATGTGGAGAGGCAAAGAGTTTAATATGATGCCCTGGCAGGCATTTATAGTTTATTCTGCATACGGTTGGAAGCGCAAATCAGACCATAAACGCCGGTTTAGGACGATTTACATCAAGGTAGCCAGAAAAAACGCGAAAACAGAGTTCTTAGCAGGTATTGGCACTATCGGTTTTTTGCTTGATACAGAGTTAGACCCTGAAATATACTGGTTTGCAACCAAAAAGGATCAAGCAAAGATAGGATGGGACAGGCAGAAGGAAATGATATTGCAATTACGCAAAGATTCATCATCAATAAGCAGTATATGCGACACATCTAAATACAGGGTTTTCAGCACTGAGGGGTCTGGTATGGTAAACTATTTAGGCGCTGATTCAGATACGGAGGATGGGCTTTCACCATATTACGGCCTTTGCGATGAATACCACGCACATAAGAATGACGGCATGGTAAACGTGATCGAATCAGGTATGGGGTCCAGAGAAAACCCTATGATGTGGTTTATAACTACTGCCGGCTTCAACCCTCAAAGCCCCTGCGCCTTATTTGAAAAGTCCTGTAAGCAGATACTTGACGGGGTAAAAGACAATGATAATATCTTTGCGCTAATATATGACCTTGACGAAGAGGATGATTGGGAAGATAGTAATAATTGGATAAAAGCAAACCCGGCGCTTCCTTATATTGACACCTTGGAGGATTTTCTATTTGCTGAATATGCGAAAGCGAAAACGCAGGGCCAGAGCAAGATCATCAATTTCAAGACTAAGAACCTCAATATGTGGATGACCAGCTCAGCCACATGGATAAAGGCTGAGGACTGGAAGTCTTGCGAAATGGATGTAGACTATGAAGCGTTAAAAGGCAAAAGATGCTACGGTGGGCTAGACCTAGCGAGCACCCGTGACATTACAGCGCTGTGTTACTACTTCCCGGTCCAGGAAGGGCTGGAAGAGCCTGTAATAATTTGGAGTATGTGGTGCCCTGAAGATCAAGCCCAAGAGCGAGAACGAAACGACGGCATACCTTACCGGCAATGGGCAGCAGATTATTGGATAAACCTAACGCCAGGCAATGTGACAGATTATGGGTACATTAAAGAACAGATACAGGCAGATAGTGAGTTTTTCCAGATCGAAAGCATTGCCTATGATCGTTGGAACTCTTCTCAGCTTGTTATTGACCTGTTAGAAGCGGGCGCACAGATGCGTAAGATAGGTCAGGGCTTTGCATCCATGTCAGCACCGACTAAGCAACTGGAGACAGAGATACTACAGGGAAAAATACGGCACGATGGCAACCCGGTAATGGCGTGGATGATGTCTAACGTAGATTTGAAGCATGACCCGGCCGGCAACATCAAGCCTGACAAAGACAAGTCGAGCGAAAAGATTGACGGTGTAGTAGCGATGGTAATGGCAAGGGCTGAGGCGATGGACTTAGAAACAGAGGCAGGTTCTTTTTACAATAACAATGACTTACTTTTTGTGTGATGGAAGATAAACAAATGACAGTTAGCGTACCTATTGAACTGATTGATGCAACGCATAGGATTGGCTTCTTTAAGCTTGTGCAAAAGCTAGGGCAGGAATGCGAAAGCCACCGGGAAGCCTACGAAAAAGCGGAAGCGCAATTGGAAATGTATGGTATGGCAAGAAGGTACGCGAACTATGACAGCTTCAGAAACCAATACAGAATATGGGTTAGGGATACACTAGAACAAAGCGATCTAGGCAGCGCAAAAAAAAGGCTCCCTAGTATTTGCCGGGAGCCTCAAAGGTAGCAGTATGAAACAACTAAACAATCAATCCTCTGTAATCACATCTAACAGGCTATCTCTCCAACCTGCCTGATAAGCGCGGATAACTAGCGCTTTTACTTCTTCTTCGCCAAAGGTACGAAATGACACTAACTTTTCTGCAAGCTCCTCAGCGTTTGCTTTTGACTTGCTTTTGATTTGTTGCTTTTTCTGTTTGCTCATGTTAGTTTGTTCTCCGAGTACCTCTTAAAATAATCGACCATTTGAAGTAGTTGCGCAGGGAGGATTTGAACCTCCGGCTCAGGATCATGAGTCCTGCGTGTTGCCAGCTACACTACCGCGCAATATTGTTGGTCTGCAATATACCAATTTTTAAGGTTTTATGCAGTCTCTGTTTTAGGTATTCCTTTATTTCTCCGAGGGTTTTTGTTTGAATTGTTGCTGTCATTTCTTTAGTTGTTTTTCACGATCTGTAAATGTCTCTTTACCTAATAACAGTGCTATGGCATCGTCGTAGCCTTGGCAAACACCCGCGTAGTATTTTGAACCATTGATACTATTCTTTGGCGGGTCAAGCACTTTTTTAAAGGCTTCTTTTCTAAGCTCATTCAGCTTTAGTATTGTCTTTGTTGTTTTGTCGTTCATTGCTTTAATTGTTTCACGCGCTAACTTACAAAATAAGAACGAAAAGTTCGTGCCACTATCCCTAAAAAACTGCATTTTTCGCCCTAATGGCGAAAGTATTAGGCATACGAATCCCTAGAATCTTCAGGAGCAGCCCCGAACGGCCGGGAACTAGCCTATCCAACCCTGCAAGCTGGCTAACAGCGCTATTCGGCAAAGCGAGCAAGGCAGGCGTTGATGTAAGCCCTGAAAATGCCATTACCGCGACTGCTTTTTGGCGAGCGGTTTCTATCCTTGCTGAATCAGTAGCAGGATTGCCCTTTGAAGTCCTAGAGATGGATGACGACGGGAACACACAGCTAAGGCGCAGGCACCCTATCGCCTACCTGATTGATGCAGAGCCGAACAAGCTGTACACCTCCTTCACCTTCCGGCACACAATGATGGTGCAGGCTTGTATGTTCGGTAATGCGTATGCGAGGATCCACCGTGATGAAGATGGCAAGCCCCTAAAGTTTACCATGCTCGATGCTCGCCACGTTAATGTATTCGTGGGCGATGATGAGGATATGTACTATGTGTTCAAGTACAAAAACAAGCGCGAAACCTTCAAATCTAGCGAGGTGATCCATATACCGGGTTTCAGCATGAACGGTATTGCAGGGCTTAATACGATTGATGTACACAAAGATAATCTAGGCACAGGGCTTGCTGCACGTGACTATGGTGCTAATTTCTTCAAGAATGGCGCTCACCTGAACGGTTATGTAAAGTACCCAACACGGCTAAACGAAGAAGGCTTTGACCGGGTGAAACGCGGGTGGAATGCTAACTACGGAGGTGCTGAGAACAGCGGCAAAACCGCAATCTTAGATCAGGGCAGCGAATTTGTGCCCTTAAATATGGGGCCGCAGGATGCCGGGCTTATCCCTACTCAGAAGTTCAATGTCGAAGATATAGCGCGGATTACAGGCGTGCCTATGCATATGCTACAAGCACTTGACCGTGCGACATTCAATAACATAGAGCAGCTAAGCCTTGAATTTGCAAAGTACACTATCCGTCCGTGGGTAAAGCGGTGGGAGCAGGAATACAACCGCAAGGTATTCAGCCAATACGAGCGTGGGCTCTTTAAGGTGCGACTCAATATGGATGCCTTCATGCGGGCAGACACCGAGGCACGGGCAG